GGCAACTCCAAGGTAGTCTTCCTAGATGAGATTGAAGATGAAAGATATGAACTAATTCTAGGTGATGGTGTATTAGGTAAGAAACTAGAGAACGGCACTAGAGTTGAAGTTTCTTACATTACAACAAATGGATCTGATTCCAATGGTGTGAAGTCATTCATCTTCTCTGGTGTTTTAGAGAATTCATCTGGTGTATCTCCACAAAATACAACAACATCAATTACTAATGTAGTTGCATCATCTGGTGGAGAAGAGATTGAAGAAACTTCTAGGATTAAGTTCAATGCTCCAAAGTCTTATGGAGCACAGAATCGTGCAGTAACAGCACAAGATTATGGTGCTATCGTTCGCAACATCTATCCTGCCACTAGCGACATTATTATCTTTGGTGGTGAAGATCAAGAACCACCTGAGTATGGAAAGGTGTTCATTGTATTAAAACCCAATGATGCTGCTTATCTCACGACCTTAACAAAGAAAGATATTACAGATAAGTTAAAGCAATATATGGTTGCTTCTGTAACACCTGTTATTCTTGACCCATCAATCTTGTATGTTGAGATTTCTAGCAAGATTTTTTACAACGGTCAGTCTACTGATCAGACACCTGCACAGATTAGAGACAAAGTAATTGGTTCTGTTCAGTCTTATCTTGATACATCTGATACCGAAAAGTTCAACGGTAAGTTTAGGTATAGTAAAGTTGTTGGTGTGATTGATGATACCGATCGTGCTATCAACTCTAATCTTACCTCTGTAATGATGAGGAAAGATTTCTATCCTCAACTTAACTCCACGTTCTATTATGAAGTTTGTTTCCAAAATACATTCGACGAGGACTGCGACGACCCTGTTCTTTCGTCTACTGGTTTTAGGGTTACTGAATACCCTAATTTTGATGTGTATGTCGAAGACAGGGCAGGCAAAATTGTCCTATATAGACTAGATAGCGTAACTGGCGAAAAGGTCGTTCTAGACAGTGATATTGGCGATATTGATTATGCAACTGGTGAGTTGAAAATGTATGCTCTGACTATCATCAAGGGCACATATTTTGACAATCGCATTTCATTAAGAGTAAGACCACTTTCTAATGATATCAAGGCACTCCGCGAGGTTTATCTTGACGTTGATGTTGCGAATTCCTCGTTCACTGCATACAAAGAGTAAGTAAATGCCTGCTGTAAAGACCAAGAGAATTTCCACTCTGATCGAGTCCCAGCTTCCTGAGTTTATTACTACTGAGTATGAACTTTTTAGTAAGTTCGTACAGAAGTATTATGAAGCACAGGAGGTACAGGGTGGTACTCTGGATATTATTAACAATATCCAAAAGTATGCAGACATTGATTACTATGAACGTAATCTTTTAAAACAGAACGACACTCTTGCCGCGGCCATTAGTTCTTCTGACACTGATATCACACTTAATGATGCTCAGTCATTTCCTGATAAGAATGGTTATGTAAGAATTGGTGATGAGATCATTTTCTATGAGACTCGTACTGATACGGTCTTGCAAGGGTGCTCCAGAGGCGTAAGTGGCAATACTACCCTAGGAGACCTTTATGACTCTTCTAACTTTGTAAGCACTGATGCAGCAGCACACAGCGCAGGTGCAACTGTACATAATGTTAGCAATTTGTTCTTGTATGCACTTGTCAAGAACTTTGAAAACCAATACTTAGGATCTTTCCCAGAAAAATATCTCAAGGGAGATATTGATAAGAGAACCCTTATCAAGAACATTCAAAAGTTCTATAAGGCAAAAGGAACAGCTAGTTCAATCAAATTTGTTTTCAATACCATTGTTGCTAAGGATATTGAAAATAAACCTGAAGTATACAATCCAAAAGACTTTACATATAAGTCTTCTGAGGCAGATTGGATTAGTGTATATGCTCTTAAGTGCAAAATTGTTTCTGGAAATCCAAAAGACCTGATTGGAAAAAAGATTGTTCAGGCACTAACTGATGAGTATCCTTATGCTGATGCTACAGTAGACAACGTATATCCTGATGGTACATTTGATAATGAAGTTATCTGGAATATTGTACTAGCACCAGAAACAGTAAATGGTGTATTCAATGTATCTACCAAAACTAGACTAGAAAGCACGTTTGCAGATTCTCTAGGCGTAGGTGGTAGAATTAATGTAGCATCTACCCTTGGATGGGAATCTCTTGGCAGTATCCTCATTGATGAAGAAGTAATTGAATTTGATGATAAGAATGTAACCCAATTCATCATCAAAAACAGAGGCGATTTGCCTGTAGAGCATACACAGGGAACTTCTGTATACAGACCTGTAATTATTGAAGGGGCTGATGTAAGACTGCTTACTCTTGGTGTTGTATATAATGCTATCCCAAGCGATAAGCAACCATATTCATTCACTGATGACAAATTACAGATCTCAAACCCTGGATTTGAGACTGCAGATCCAAGAATTGTAAAAACTGGCACCAATGAACCAAGATGGATTCTTGGAACTGGTGCATCGGTATCTTCAGCAACAAACAGTGCTGTACAGTCTGCTCTTGCTGGAGTTTCAACAAACGTCTCTGCTATTTTTGCAGATGATCAATACTATTATATCACAAGTTCTAGTTATCCATCATACAACATCTTTGATGGCACTAGTGTTTCTGAAACTATGTTGGATCAGAAACTTCTTAGAATTGTAAGGAAGACTCCTACTACAACTACAGAAATTTATAAGACCCCAAAGAGAGATGTTGGTATCCTCCTGAATGGTGTTCCCATCTACGGTTATAAGGATTCCGAGAGTGTTCGTTTTGGTGCTTTAGAAGAAATCAAGGTTAATACTAGAGGTAGAAATTATGTAAATCCTCCTTTTGTCTTGATTGATGATGTTCCTAACAAAGCACGAGCATTTTTGACAGGTAATGTTGTCGATAGAATTGAAGTAAACACTACTAATACATTCTTAAGAACACCAAGAGTTGAAATTACTTCTGGTAGAGGAGCAAAAGCAACTGCTGTTGTTACCAGAGGTGAAGTCACTAGTATTGTAATCGATGATCCTGGTAAGTTTTATTCTTCTCCACCACAAGTTGTTATTAGAGATAGACTTGGTAGAGGAAGATTTGCTGAGTTTAATGCAACTGTTAATACCAATGGACAAATTACAGGATTTGAGCTAGTTGCTGGCGGAACTCTTTACACACAGGAAAACATTGAAGTTAATATTGTTGCTGTTGGTGAAGGTGCAACTGCAATTCCATTCTTAAGAGAGTGGAATTTAAACAGATTTGAAAAACTCAAGTCAAACCTTGATACCCAGTTTGGTCATTATTTTGAAAACTATAATAATGTTTTAGAGTATGGTTATGCACAAGTTGCTAACCCCAAAGCATTAAGACTTTTACTCAATGATAACATCGATAGTGCAGGCAGTGAACCAGTAAACAAAACACACTCTCCTATTATTGGTTTTGCTTATGATGGCAATCCCATCTATGGTCCATTCGGACACAGTGATCCTTTAGATGGCAATTCTCCAATTGTCAGAATGACTTCTAGTTATGCTCTCAATGAAGACCGATCTGGCGGTCCAGCATTGACAAGATATCCTCTAGGTTCATTTGTAGATGATTACAAGTATACACATAAGAGTGGTTCGTTAGATGAAAATAACGGACGATTCTGCATTACCCCAGATTTCCCAGAAGGAACTTATGCTTATTTCCTTACTATTAATAGCGATCAAGTACCGCAATTCCCATATGTTCTAGGAGAGAAATACTATTCATTACCTGTAGACAGTAATTATAATTCAGACATCAATCAAAATGATATTCCTAAAAATTCCAAGAGATTTTATCGTCCTGGTATGCAGGGCAATGGTGAAGGACTGATTGCACAAATCGAAGCAGTTACTTCTGGTGCTGTTGATAGAGTTGCTGTTGACAGATCTTCTTCTAACTTCTCTATTAATTCAAAACTTTATTTTGATAATCAAGGAACAGAGGGTGATGGAGTAGAGGCACTCGTATCTTCTGTAAAGGGAGAAACTGTAAACTATCTACAATCTAGAGAAGATAAGGTTGTAAAACTAACTACAATTCAAAGTGCATACTTATTCCAAGATGATACTCTGAGACAACCTGCAAGTGGTGCGTCAGGAAGTATTGTTGGTACAGTTACAGATAGCAACATTATTGTTCTTAAAAATGTCATTGGAACATTTAACAATACAGGAACTTTCTCTGCTGACATCAAAACATTCTTATTAACAGTTGACCAGGATAGCAATTACACCAAAGGTGCAACTCTAAGTCTCACTGATGGTGTTAATCCTCCTATTGCAACAGCAGAAATTTTAGAAGGAACTAGTAGACAGAATACTGTAAAAATTAAACAGTTAACAGGAAACTGGATTGTTGATGATGACTATTTCTTGCAATCTAGCAACTTGTTCAATACTTCTGGATCTAAGATTGTTACGTTGGTGTCTCTTAGCGACAATTTAGAACCATTTGAAGTAAATCAAAGTGTTGCTTTAGTTGAGACAACAGAAAATCATGGTCTAGCAATTGGCGATGAAGTTGACATTAGTATTTTCCCTGATGATGCAACTAAGACTAAAAACTACTATATCAGAAAGAGATTATATCAGACTGCAACATTTGCTATTCCAAAGAACAATTCTACTATTGATTATGATGGTGTTGGTAGATTTACCATTCTGAATGGTGGCGCTGATTATACAGAGGGTTCTTATACTGGTGTTCCTTTAACTGGTGGATCGGGAACTGGTGCTACAGCAACTATTACAGTGTCTAGTGCTGGTGTAGTTAATGCTATTCAAATTCAAAATGGTGGTTCTGGATATAGAAGAGGGGACTTCCTTGCTGTTGACGACGATGAACTAGCGAGATCTGGAGCATCTTTGAGTTCTGCAAGATTAACAGTATATGTTGATCATGCTGGTGTTGCACTAACATCTAGCAACATTCCACTCAGAACATCACTTGGATTTGCAGAAGGAGACTTTCTATCTATTGGATCTGAAGTTGTTCAAATTCTTGATATCAATGGAGACATCCTTGAGGTTTCTAGAGGACAAGATGGTACAACTGCAGTAGATCATTACGATGGAGCAGAAGTATCTCTATACAAACCAAATTATAATTTCACTCCCAATTTCCCAATTACTGGTGGAGTTGGAACAGGATATATCAATAGCTATGATGCTACAACTCAAACGGCAACAATTGTATATGATTACTCCACTGAAATTAGAACTGCACAAGCAGTTACAATTAGTACAACTTTCTTTGACTCTAGCACGCCAAAAAGATTAGTAGTTGTAAATTCTGTTTCTGATGTTAGATACAAGTTTGAATTCTCAGAAGACAACACTTCATTTACTCCAAATCCAAACATTAATATTCAAGAGTTTTACAAGTACGTATTTGATACTTCGCACTCTTCTTTGACTGGAACTTATTTTGACTTAAGTCCAAGCAAGAGTTTTAACTTAATTACAAAAGAAAAAACTGCTTCTACTATTCTACCAGGAAATGCAGGAGCATTTAC